GTTGAGAACGGTTCGCAATAAGGTTGCTTGCTGATTTTTGCCGGATGAGAGCATAGATACGGTAGCGCAACCCTCGATAGGCTGGTTGCATGACGGTTGCAACCAGCCAAGGTCTAAGCGCTGGCAAGGGTGCCGACCTGATCCGCGCCAAAACAGGCCGCACCTGCTCACGGCAAAACTTGGACAAGCTCTGCGAGCGTGGTGCGCTTCGCGGCAGTCCTTGCATCCTGCAGGCCAAGCCTTTGCGGGTGGATGGCGATCTGCTGGTGAGCGAGTACCTGGCAAAAGTGGGAGCGCAGCAGGCGGAAGCGCAGCAGCCAAGGGTTAAGCGTGAGCCAACAACACGGCCGCCGCAACGACGGCAGCAGCTGCCAGTGGACAGGCCAGAGGATCTGCCTGATTACACGGTCAGCCGTGCCCGCTCTGAATACGAAAAGGCCAACCTGCTTGAGCTGGACCGTAAAACCAAAGAGGGCCATCTGCTGCGCCGTGAGGATGTGGAACTGGCCTGGGGCGGCGCGGTGAACATCACCCGCACCCGCCTGCTAGGTGTGCCCAGCACGGCGAAGCAAAGAATCCCCCATCTGGAGATTGAAGAGGTGGAGCTGTTGACCACGCTGATCCGCGAGGCCCTCGACGAGCTGGCGGCCGGGGAGGTGAAGGCGTGACGCTGGCCCTGCACCTCGGCGACTGTCTGGAGGTGCTGCGCACCATGCCGGACTGCAGCGTGGATGCGGTGGTGACGGATCCGCCGTACTACCGGGTCAAGGATGAGGACTGGGATCGCCAATGGGGCAACCCAGAGGCGTTCTTGGCTTGGCTAGATCAGGTCGCCGAGCAATGGCAACGGGTTCTGAAGCCAAACGGATCGCTTTATTGCTTTGCCTCCCCACAGATGGCGGCACGGGTTGAGGTGATGCTGGGGCGGCGGTTTCAGGTGTTAAACGCGCTGGTCTGGCTTAAGCCTCAGGGCTGGCACAATGGTACGTGCAAGGAAGATCTACGGTGTTTCTTTCCTGCCACCGAACGGATCATCTTTGCCGAACAGTTTGGAGCGGATGGCGCGGCCATGGGCGGAAGCGGTTACAACGGCGCCTGCGATGAATTGCGGGGGTTCTTGTTTGAGCCGTTGCGGGCTTACATCGCAGGCGAATTTGAACGCGCAAGAATGCTAAACCAAGCGGGCAAGATTGCAGCAAATGTTGCGTGCGGGTTTAGTCCTTCACCTGGCGGAATGGCATCGCGCCACTACTTCAGTCAAAATCAGTGGCAGATGCCTACTGAAGAACACTATTTGGCGATGCGTGAGCTATTGAACGGTAATGGCGGCCAGTATCTTCGCCGCGACTACGAGGATCTTCGGCGCGACTACGAGGATCTTCGGCGCCCGTTCAGCGTCACCCGTTTTGATCCGTTCACCGACGTTTGGACCTTCCGCACGGTTCAGGCGCGGCCAGGGAAGCACCCATGCGAGAAGCCTCAGGCACTGCTGCGGCACATCATCAGCAGTAGCACCAAGCCCGGTGCCGTGGTGCTTGATTCGTTTGCGGGTTCTGGGTCTACAGGACAAGCGTGCCTAGCACTGGGCCGCGAGTTCATAGGAATTGAACGGTGCCACCACTGGCACCAGGTTGCGTCTCGGTCGCTGCAGGTTATTCAACCCGACCTGTTCAGCTCAGGCTGGGCAGCATGATCAGCGCCGACGTGGGCGAGCTGACGCGGCAGATCCTGGCGGGCTTCAAGCCACCACCACGGCTGCGGCTGAGCAAATACGCCGATGAGTTCGCGGTGATGACTGGATCCACTGCCACCAAGGGCCGCTGGAGCTGCATCCCGTACCAGCGCGAGCCGCTGGATTGCTTCACCGATCCACGAGTGGAGATGGTGGCCTGGATGAAATCAGCACGGGTTGGCTACACCAAGTGCCTGAACGTGGTGGTGCAGTACTACAGCCACCAGGATCCGTGCGAAATCATGATCGTGCAGCCGGTCAAAGAAGACGCGGAGGGCTACAGCAAGGAAGAGATCAAGCCCCTGTTTGAAGACACCCCGGTCTTGCATGGCCTGATCTCTGAGAGCAAGGCCCGCAACACCGCAAGCAACACGATCTTGCTCAAGCAGCTCAGCAATGGCGGCTTGATCGACATCGTGAACGCCGCCAGCGGCCGGAGCTTCCGGCGCAAGAGCCGCAAGGTGGTGCTGTTCGATGAGGTGGATGCCTACCCCAGGTTGGATGAAGGCGACCCGATCAAATTGGGCCGCAACCGGGCCGACTATTACTGGGACCGCAAGATCGGGCTAGGTGGCACGCCGATCTTCAAGGGTGGCAAGACAGAAGCGTGGTTTCTGCGCGGCGACCAGCGGAGGTTCTTTGTGCCGTGCCCGTTCTGCCAAACCATGCAGGTGCTCAGGTGGGAGCAGATGATCCGCGAGGGCGAGCACGCCGGCCACTACGGCTGCGAGAACTGCGCCGAGCCGATCCCCCACAGCAAGAAGCGGTGGATGGTGGAGCGCGGCGAGTGGCGCCCCACGGCGGTTACCCAGCAGCCGGGCCTGGTGAGCTTCCATATCTGGGCCGCCTACAGCTACAGCCCGGCGGCCGATTGGACCGTGCTAGTGCGTGAGCACGCCGAAGCTCTGGACGCGATGCGCAAGGGCGACCCCGACGCGATGCAAACGTTTCGCAATACTGTGCTGGGCGAGCCGTGGGAAGACTCAATATCAGGCAAGCTCACCGGCGACGGCCTGGCCGAGCGGCGCAAGAACCAGGCCATTGGCAACGGCTACGCCGTGGGCACCGTGCCTGCTGGCGTGCTGCTGATCACCGCTGGCGTTGACGTGCAGGGCGGCGGCGGCACCGTTGGCGAGCGGTTGGTGGTGACGTTCTGGGGCTGGGGACGAGGCGAAGAAGGTTGGCACCTAGGCCACTTCGAGATCGACGGCGACCCACAGCAGGCTGAGACGCTGGCGCAGCTTGATCAGATCGCCGCCACCAAGTGGAAGCGGGAAGACGGCATGGAGCTACGGGTGAGCATGGGCGGCATTGATGACGGTGGCATCGCTACCCAGGAGGTTAGGGAATGGTGCCGCACTCGTTCTGCTCAGTGGGTGCCGGTGAAAGGTGCGCCGCAGAAAGGCAAGCCGCTGATTAGCCGTGGCGTGCCGGTGGATGTGAACCGCAAAAACCAGACTACAAAGCGCGGCGTGATGCTGTATCACGTCGGATACGATGCCAGCGTGAATCACCTGCAGGGCCGGCTGAGGGTGGAGCAACCTGGCCCGAGTTACCTGCACCTTGGCGCAGCAGCTACTGATCAGTTCCTGGCTGAGCTGTTCCCATGGAAGCGAATGCCCAAGCGCGATAAGGGCCAAACCGTTTACAGCTGGATTCTGCCAAGAGGCGCCAGAGATGAAGGTGGAGACTGCACTCGCTACGCCTACGCCGCTCTGCAACTGGTGGCCAGGCGCTACAACCGCGCCACCATGTGGGACCAACTGGCGGCGGGCCTGGGGCAGAGCGTGACGCAACCGCCGCTGCAGCCGGAGCGGACGGGCAAATGGCTGGGCAATGGTGCTCAGGCTCGGGAGAGGAAGCGGGGGTGGTTGGCTCGGTAGCGTGAGCCATGGCCTACTCCCTCCAGCAGCTCACTGATCTCCGGGCGGCGATTGCTGAGGGCGTGTTGGTGGTCGCTACGAATGGCCGGCGGGTGGAATATCGCAGTCTGGCGGAGATGCTGCAGCTGGAGCGAATCATGGCGGGCGAGCTGGAGGAAACCGGCACGAACCAACGGATCCGCCGGACGTATTTCAGCGTGAGCCGCTGCACATGAGGAAGAAAGGCGGCGAGCTGGCAGCACTGCGCGATGAGGTGACGCAGCTGCGAATCCAGGCGTTTGAGGCTGCAAAGCAGACGCGACGAACTGAGGGATGGTTTGCGACGAGCTCAGGGCCTAATTCTGATCTGAAAGCTGCCTGGTGGTGGCTGGTGAAGCGCCATCAGAGCTTAGTGGATGATGAACCATTGGCTAGCCGGGCGGTCAGTGTGATCGTTCAGAATTGGATCGGCGATGGCATTATGTCAAAGCCGATGGGTGCCACGAAGAAATATGAGCGATCGTTCAAGAATTGGGCGGAATCATTGGAGTGTGATTTCTATGGCCTTAGCGATTGGTATGGCTTGCAATCAATTATTGCAAGAACAACAGCGGTGCGTGGTGCGTGCATTGTGCGCAAGCGTGTTCATGCGCCGATGATGGAGAAGGGCTTGGTGCCGCTGCAGCTGCAGGTGCTAGAGCCGGATTGGCTGGACTTCAATAAAGACAACGGAACGGATATTTTATTCGGCCAACAGTTTGATGGTGACGGCAGGCTGATGGGTTATTGGTTGCGTGATAGTCACCCAGGCGAAACGGTGATGAGTAATGGGGTAAGAATCACTTCAACGTTTGTGCCGAAGGAAGAGATTATCTTGCATTTTGATTGCCGGCGACCGGGCCAGCGGATGGGGATCCCGTTTGGTGTGGCAGCTATTTTAACTCTACGAGATATGGGCGATATAAGAGCCGCTCAGCAGATGAAAGACAAAATTGCCGCTTGTTTTGCGGCATTTGTTGTTGATAGCGAACCGGCGGAAGCTGGCAGCACAACAGGAATCGATTTTGACAGTTTGGAACCTGGTGCGGTTGAGCATCTGCCACCCGGTAAGGACATTCGATTCGCTGTGCCACCTGGCGCCGGGGATTTTGTTGCTACCCATAAAGAATATGCGCACGCCGTCGCTGTAGCGTATGACGTGACCTACGAGAGCCTGACGGGTGATTTGTCGGATGTGAATTACAGCAGCTTCAGGGGCGGCTGGCTGGAGTTTGCGCGGCGGGTGCTGTACCTACAGGGCAAGGTGACGACCCCGCAACTGCTTAACCCCGTGTGCCGCTGGCATGATGATCTAGCTCGGATGACGGGAGCATTGCGGGGAAATGTGAGTTGGCTTCATACACCACCACGGCGGGAGATGATTGACCCGAGCAAAGAAATCCCAATGATTTTGGAGTCTGTCCAGGGTGGCTTGATGAGCCTGAGTGAAGCGCATCGAATGTTGGGGCGTGATCCTGAAGAAGTTTTTGCTGAATATCAGCAGGACCTAGAGCGGTGGAAAGGGATTCCGCTGGCTGCATTCGGTAGTTTGGAGCCAACTGCAACCGTGTGATGCTGGGAGTGAAAGTCATGGCCGCCGCTGGAAAGCCAGCGCTTCGGCTTTACGGGGATGTTGGGATTGATGTGCTGGCCGATGATGTGGCGGCGGCACTAGGCGGAATGAGCGGGGACATCACGGTCAACGTGTTTAGCTATGGCGGCGATGCTGGCGCCGGGATCGCTATTCACGACATGTTGGCTCGGTATCAGGGGAGGAAAACGGTCGTGATTGATGGCGTGGCGGCATCTGCCGCGTCGATGGTGGCAATGGCTGGGGATCGAATCGTGATGCCCTCAAATGCGCTGATGATGGTTCACAACTGCTGGGGCGGCGCCCAGGGTGACGCGGCGACAATGCGCAACCGAGCGGACATGCTCGACACCTATTCCGAGAGCTACCGCAATACCTATGCCCAGCGGACGGGGCAGACGCCGGAGCTGGTAATGCAATGGATGGACAACAACAGCGGGGCTGGCACTTGGTTCAGTGCTGAGGCAGCAGTAGCGGTCGGCCTAGCGGATGAGGTGTCGGCACCGGCGGAGCTGCAGGCCAGCGTGCCGCCGCTGCCGGGTGGTCGATTCGATCGCGCTCCTGATGCGTTAGCGCTGTGGAGTGCAGTCGGTAGTGTGAGCGCAGGAGCAGAAATCCTCCCCCCTGTTGAGAATCCACCTATGACTGACCAGGCACAGGCCGGGGCGCTCCCGGCCACCACTCCAACCGATGAGGTGACCGCCGCCGCCGCTGCTGCGCCTGTTGCCGCTGTTGCTCTAGCTCGTGAGCCTGAGCAACCTGATACCGCCGCCCTGGTGCGCGAAAACCAGATCCGACGCTGTGCCGCTGAGGCTGGCCTGCCGGCTGATCGTGTCCAGGCCCTGGTAGATGGCGGTCTGCCGTTCGCTCAGGCTGCGGTGGAGATCGTGAAAGTTCACGCCGCCACGCTGACCGCCACCACTGCCGGCCATCCTGCACAGGTGAGCGTTACGCGTGACTCCGGCGACACGCTGGTCATGGCCCTCGGCTGTGCCGTGCTGGCCAAGGCCTCGCCGGGCATAAAAATGTCCGATGACGACCGGGCGATGGCCTCCGATTATCGGGGGTGGTCAATGATGGACCTGATCCGTACCTACGCGGAATCGCGCGGGTTCAATCCTCGTGGACGCAGCCGGAACGATCTGGTTTCGTTCGCTATGCACAGCACGTCGGACATTCCGCTGCTGCTGAGCACTGTTGCCAACAAAACCCTCCAAGCCGCTTACGAGGAGGAGCCGCACACCTGGAAGGCGATTGCTTCCCAGCAGAACCTGCCGGATTTCAAGTCCGCAACTCGGGTTTTGATAGCTGCGGATATGCTCCCCAGTCAATTACTGGAGGGCGGCGAATATACGCAAGCCACCCTTAAGGAAGCATCTGCCACTTGGAAGCTCACGACATACGCGAAGAAGATTATCTTCTCGCGTCAAATGATCATCAACGATGATCTAAGCGCCCTGAATCGCATCCCCGACTACATGGGACGCGGGTTCCGCCGGCTGGAGTCGAACCTGGTGTGGGCATTGATCAGCAGCAACGCCAACACCTCGGTGGACGGCCTGGCACTGTTCGCCGCTGGCCATAACAACACCGGCACCGGCGCCATCGGCATTGCGGGGATCAACGCGGCTAAGAAGGCGATGCGCAAACAGACCGATGTGAGCGGTGCAACGATCAACCTGACGCCCAACTACCTGATCGTCCCCACCGACCTGGAGGGCACTGCCCTGCAGTTTCTCTACCCGAACGGATACTCCCCGACTGCGCTGACCGGCGCCGCTGGCCCCAACCCGTACGCGGGTGCGATGCAGCTGATTGTGGAGCCCCGCCTAGATGGTTCCGCTACCCAGTGGTACGCCGCCGCTACCGGCCAGACCGATGGCCTGGTGTATGGCTATCTCGCGGATGAGCCTGGCCCGAGCATCACGAACGTGCCCGAGCGTGATCCTGATGGGGTGACGCTTCTGAGCCGGTTCGACTTTGGCTGTGCGGTGACTGATTACCGCTTCATCTACCGCTCCAGCGGCACCTGATCTTATTCCTAATCCCATTACTCGGAGGCTTCAATGGCTACTAATCTTGTCCAAGAAGGGCGCTATGTGCCCCTCGCCGCACCCTATGCCGTCGCCTCTGGCGGTGGGGCACTGGTGGGCTCCATTTTCGGCATTGCCGTAACGGCCCTGGCCAACGGTGAGGTGGGTACGTTCGGCCTGGAGGGTGTTCGCACCCTGCCCAAGGCGACGGGTGCCAGCACCGGCGGCAGCCAGGGCGCTAAAGCCTACTGGAACAACACCAACAAGAACGTCACTGCTGCCAGCGCTGGCAACAGCTTGATTGGTGCATTCCTTGCCACCTGCGCCGATGGTGACGCTACCTGCGTAGTGCTGCTAAACGGCATCACGATTTGATGGCGTGATAGCTCGGGGCCAGCTTATGGCCCCGCATTCCTTATTTTTGGGTCGATGCCATGGGTCTGCTGAGCTTCCTTAAAAACGGTCTGGGTGCCACGGTGAGCGCGGCGGATCCGTTGCCGGTCCAGGTGGTGGATGGCAGCTCTGGCAGCACGATGCTGGGCCTGCCGACCGCTGATGCGCAGGTGTCGGTGTCAACCTCGACCTCGACGGCGCAGCTGCTGGCCGCCCGGACGGCCCGGAAGCGGTTGTTGATTTTCAACCCCAGCGGTGGAGCAACGCTGAGCATCGGGAACGCCACGCCAGTGACGGCGGCCAACACGTTCGTGGCCATTCCGGCGGGCAATGGGGTTTTCCTGGATCAGGCGGATTTCCCAGGTGTGGCGGGCGCCTGGTACGGCCTTTTGACATCAGGCACCAGCACCGCCCAGGTGCGGGAGTCGTACTGATGAAGTCGGCGTTTCTGTTTGGCAGCACCGCTGATCTGCTGTCATTTGTCCAGCCATCGGCGCTGGTTGATTATCAATTCCGCCTTCAGGGCGGCCTAACTAATTACGGCAGTGTTGGCGGATCGCTGACGTTGACACGTTCCGGCAACGGGACGTTTATCGGCAGCAACGGCTTGGTTCAAACTGCATCGGCAAATGTCGCAAGGTTTAATTACGACCCGGTTTCACTGGTATTACAGGGTTTGCTTTTTGAAGGGCAAAAAGTAAACCTAATGAGACAAAGCGAAGCGTTTAATCTTACGCCTTGGACCGCAAACGGATTGACTGCTAATGCGGCTGTTGGACCAGATGGCAACCAGACAGTTGATACAGCGTCCTGGACAAGTGCATATTTTGGATTTTTCAATGAATCCAGTTCATCCTGGTTTACTGGTGGGCCTATTGTGCCGCCATTTTCAATAGGATCTAACTGGTCACGGGCAACCGTTTCGTTTACTACACCATCAACATGCACACAAATGCGTGTCGTGGTGTTGCGCGATAACGTGGCAGGAACCAATCAAGTAGTTCAGGGATCAATTTCGGTAACAGCAAGCACTGCTTACACGTTTTCGGCCTGGTATCGCAGTATTGGCTCAATCCCGGCCTGCTGGGGAACGCAGATAGAGCTGGGTTCCCTAAGTTCATACGTCCCAACAACCACGGCAGCCACAACCCGCTTTGCCGACGCCGCCAGCATGAGCGGCCTTCCCACCGCTGGCGTCACCCTGATCGAGAAACCCGCCGGTTGCGCAACCCTATCAGCCGGCACTCTGACCCTAAATACGGGCTACACAATCGACCGAATCATGGTGCTACCCGGCACCTATTCAGCCAATCAGATCGCCACTATCCGGGGGTTGATGTGATGATCATCGAGGTGCTTTGCTGGTGTCCTGATCAAGACTGCTTCCGGCAGGGTATCACCTCGCAATCATTCCCAGATGGCACCCCATTAGCCACGCTGGATGGTGACAAATTGATCCCAGCCCTTGGCGTGCATATTGATGAGATTGGCGCCATTCAGCGTGGGGAAACCACAATCAACGGCCACCACGTCAACATCGCCGCTACCGATGCCGTAGCTGCCCTGCTGACCGCTGGCCTGTCTCAGGCCGGCACGATTTTCGAGCGGACGCACATCCTGTCCCTGATCCCCGGCATGAAGTGGTCTGCTCTTAGCCTTGAGGGCGAACCGCCTGGCTACATCGGCCCTATGGGGGTGAAATTGTTCGACCGCTCCGCTGTGAATGCACGCGCAAGGGTTTGGTACGTCAGCGGCAATCAATTGATCCCGGGCCCACCCCCTGGAGGTTGAGCAATGGCGTTCATGGATATGAGCCGCAGGGCCATGGCGATCACCAACCGCCGCTGCGGCAATTCCTACACCCTGGCAAGTAACGCCACGGTCTACCAGGGGGTGCTCCACCACCCAACTGAGGCCATCATTGATGGCCAGGTGATGATGACCGATTACATGCTGGAGGTGTCAGCTGAGGACGCTGGCAGCACGGCACGGGGAACGGCGATCACCGTTGATGGGGTGGCATTCAAGGCCAGGATCGCTGCTCAGCCGTTGGGTGATGGCAACCTGTTCACGATCGCCCTGGAGAAGGTCTGATGGCCTCGAAGCGTGAGCTGATCCTGTCCTATGTGGCCACCCTGCTGGCCCCGACTACTGGCGTGACTGGGGTCTATCGCTCCCGGCAGGATTCAGCCGATCGCGGCGAGGCCCCACTAATCGTGATCACACCCGGCGACGACCCAGCGGTCGAGGTAAGCGTCTGCACGCTAGACCACACCATGACGCTGCAGGTGGAGGTGTTCGCCGTGGGGGCGATCCCTGACCAGGCAGCCGACCCGGTCTGCTGTGATGCCCACCGCCGGCTGATGGCTGACCCACGCCTAGGTGGCCTCTGCAATGGCCTGACCTACCTCGGCTGGACACCGGCGATGGAGCAGGGCGACGCCGGGTCAGGGTGGTTCCTGATGCGCTATCGCGCCCGCTATCGCACGAGTGTGGCTGATTTCGAGTAGGTAGCGTGACCCTATCAGCGGCCTCCTGATGCCTGACCTCCATGACGAATTCGCCGGCCTGGGCGGCTGTTACGTCGTCGGAGTTGATGGCATTCGGCGCCGTGCCGATGACATCCCCGAACCCGAGGAATTGAGCGATGGTGGCAGTAACCCAGCGCCAGTGGGTCCTGGCAAAATTGGAAGGGGCGAACTACGCGACTGATTCCAGCCCAACGTCTGCCAACGCGATGCAGGTGATCAGCCTGGACGTCCAGCCGTTGGTGGGGGACTCGGTGGAGCGTGCGATGGTGCGGCCATCGTTTGGCGCCAACAAAACCATCATCGCCAATACAAGACATGTGATCACGATCGCGACGGAGTTCACCACATCCGGCACCGCTGGCACCGCTCCAGCGTGGTCACCGCTCATGCTCTCGTGCGCGACCGCTCAGACGATCACGGCCGCCGCTGTGACCGGCTCTGCGGTCGCGGGTGGTTCTGGCACGATCACCCTGGCCAGTGGCGCCAGCGCGGTCGATGGCTTCTACGTTGGCCAGCGGATTGCCAACACCAGCGGCACCGGAAACGGCAACGTCGGGATCATCACCGCCTACGTTGGCAGCACGAAGGTCGCGACAGTTCAGGCCTACAGCAGCGCCTACACCGCCGCCGCCTCGACTGGCTACAGCATCGGCGCCAATGTGATGTATACACCAGTCACGCAGACCGATGGTGTGACGGATACATCTTGCACGATCTACTTCTACGACGACAACATCCTGTTCAAGGCCACTGGCGCCCGTGGCACCTGGTCCGGCTCTGGTCCCTCCAGCGATCGGCCGACGCTGACGTTCACGATGGAGGGCATCGTCAACCCGGTTACGGATTCATCGGCAACACCGCCGGCCTCCTACACCAACCAGGTTGATGCGCTGCTGTTCGATCGCGACGGCGCAGGGGCATTCACCTTCCTGGGTTATTCACCCTGCCTGGAATCGTTCCAGTTTGATGCAGGCGTCGGCCTGGCCCATCGCAACCTGGTGGGTTGTGTCCGCAAGGTGTTGGCAACCTCGCGATCTAGCACCGGGTCGCTGGTGTTTGAAATGCCGACGATTGCGCAAAAGAACTACTTCGCAGCGGCGGGGGATAACAGCGGCGCCAGCGATGGCCTGTTCACGGTGTCGTTGAATGGTGCCGCCGGTCGAACGGTGACGCTACTGGCGCCAAACTGTGAACTGGGGCAGTTGACCCGCTCCAGTTCACAAGGCATTGAGATGATCAATGCACCGATTGTTGCCGCCCCAATCGTCGGAAACGATGAATGGCGGCTTGTCCTTTCCTGACTCCTTATGTTCAACATCACGCTGAGCGACAGCTACGAATGGCCCGTCGAACTGGAGGTGCCAGGCAATAGCAAGAACGATCGAATTACGTTCAAGGTATTGTTTCGCCGGCTGGATCAGGCGGAGATCAATGAGGTGCAATTGCTGATTGATCGCCAGCGGTTTCAGGTTGCTGATGCGCCGGTGTTGATCAATGATCAGATGTTGGCAGAGCGGGTTCTGGCCGGCTGGCCTGAGGGTGAGATCACCGAAACGGTGAAGGGCGAGTCTGTGCCCATCGCCTATTCTGTGGCCGCTCGTGCGCAGGTGCTGGCCGGCGCGAAGGTGGCGTCGGCAATCACCGCAGCGTGGCGCGAGAGCCTGCAGGATGCCAGGGCAAAAAACTGATTGGCGCTGGCCGGCATTGGGCACGCGCCCAGACCGGCCGGCGCGAGGATGTGAGCCTGGCCAATCAGCAGGCGGAGCTGTTCAGGCTGCCACCTGAAGCGCAGCTCAAGGCCAAGGAGTCGGAGGCTTATCAGGTGTGGCCGGAAAATGCAGAGGCCCTGCGGATGTTCCTCAGAATGGATACACAATGGCGCACCAGCATGGGCGGCGTAGTGGGGTTGGATTTAACGGTGCTGCTGGGCGGTCGTGGCCTGGCGGAGCTGACGGAGGGCGACCCGGTGAAGGTGATGTATGACGACGTGCGACTGATCGAAACCGGCGTGCTGATTGAACTCGCGGAGGCTAAAGGCTGATGGCTGTTTCAATGGAGACCGTCCTAAAGCTGACGGCACAAGTATCAGGGGCGAATAATATCCAGCAGGTGGGCAACTCGCTGAAGAATCTTTCAGCGGTCAGCCAGATGTCAGAGCGGACGATTGATAAGCTCTACATCGCGACGAAACAATATGGGCAAGCTGCAGGCGGAAGCGTCAATAGCATCAACCAACAGATCAATGCGCTAACAAATCTACGCAATGCGGTGGATCCAGCGTCTAACCGCTACCGGGTGCTGACCAAAGACTTGCAGGCGTTTGAGCGGCAGCTGCAATCGCTGAACGCAACAGAGCAACGGCAGCAAGCAATGCGTAGCGCTGGCGGTGCGGCGGCAGGCTCGCTGCTGATGGGTGGCGGGATCCAGGGGGCGCTGGGAGCCGGTGCCGGATCGATGATGATGGCCGGCCCTGTGGGGATGGCTGCCGGCGCTGCGGTGCTGGCAAGTGGCGCGCTGGTGGGCTCCGGCGTTGGTAACGCCATGGACATCGCCCAGCAAACGCGAGCAATCTCGACACTGAGCGATGACGCGTCGGGACTGACTGCCAGAATTCAGGACCTGGTACGAGAGCAGGGCTACCTCACGGATCGTGCCACTGCTGGCGCTGCGGCCTACGAGATCCTCTCCAGTGGCTTCAGCTCCACGGATGACGTGCTGAAGATCCTGCGGGCATCGTCAGAGGGCGCCGCAGGGGGCTTCAGTGACATCAAAACGGTGGCAGATGCTGCTACTTCGATCCTGAATGGTTATGGGATGAGTGCGGAGCAGGTGACTCGTGTAGTTGATCAAATGATCCTCACCCAAAACGATGGCAAGATTAAAGTAGGAGAATATGCGCAATCAATTGGCCGCGTTGTGCCAACTGCTGTATCCGCAAAGGTTTCATTGGAAGAAATCAATGGTGCAGTGTCGGCCCTTACGGCTCAGGGCGTACCAATCGAAACTACTTTTTCGGGCTTGAATCAAGCAATTAAGACTATTCTCAAGCCAACCAAGGAAGCATCGGACCTGGCGGCAGCGCTGGGCCTGCAGTTCAATGCTCAGGCGCTGGCGACCAAAGGACTGTCTGGATTCCTGGAGGACGTATCACGCAAGACCGGGAAGAGCACGGATGCACTGTCAATTCTGTTTAGCGATATTGATGGCTACAAGGCCGTAGTAGCGTTATTAAATGATGATCTTGTGCGGTTCAATAGGTTTACCGATAATCAGGCAAAGTCTCTTAACGCTGCTGGCGTTGCGGCACGGAAGGCCGCCGATCCAGTCAAGCAGTTTGATAATGCTTGGAAGGACTTCTCGGCAACACTGGGCGATGCGGTTCTTCCCGCAATTTCGGAAACATTGAAAGCACTGACTAGTTTGATTGGTTTTCTTAATTCGGGACCTGTTAAGGGAACGCTATCTAATACCGGAGCAGCATTAGGCAGCATGGCAGAGGGCTTTCTTGGGCCGGTCGCAACAGGCATCAAGGGAGCAAATGCTGTTCGTGGAATGTTCCCATCCGTGTTTGGCGGTGCCCCGGCTGCGCCATCGGCTGGAACTTTTTATGTGCCAGGTGTCGGGACATTTGACAGTAAGAGCCAGCGGTTGATCTCCCCCGCAAAACCTGCTCAGCTGCCAGCAACCAAAACCCCGCCGAACGTAGCGGCGGCAATTGCTGGGGTGCGTGGCGATGGTGGTGGGGCTGGTGGAGGTGGGAAAACAGGTAAGAGCGGCGAAACTCAAGTCACCGTTGTTGTTGGTGGCTACACGGGGGGCGGTCAACAAGGCCCTAGTCGTGGGCGGTCATCAGGCCCCCACCTTCATGCGCAGCGAGTCTCAGGCGCTGGAGTTAATGAAATGGTTGCCGCTGCTCTTGAATTTCCAGGTGGTCGGACTGCTCTTGACTACGGGGAGCGACGGCGGCCCGGGTATCACGACGGATATGCCGGCAATGATTACGGCACTCCGCAGGGAACGTCGTTCAAGCTTCGCCCAGGCTGGTCTGCGACTGACATGGGCATCAAAGGAACGCTAGGCCGTGGGATGCGAATTAGAGGCCCTGGAGGTGTGTTTGAGCTGGGCCATTTACTTGATGTTGCAACAACAAAGCGAGCGAAAGGGGAGTCTGCTGATAGTTTGAGTTCTCAAATGGATTGGCAGCAGGCTCAGGCTAGAGCCGCTGAAAAAGCCAATGCCGAACGAGAAAGCATTAAATCCCAGGCCCGTCAGCAAGTAACCCTAAGGGAGACTTATGTCGTTGAAGAAAAAATCCTGGCCAATAAAAACCTAATCAGTGCCAGCACTGATGAAGAATTCAAGACGCAGCGAGAGATGGCAAACTTCAGGCTGGCGCACGAAAAAGAAGTGCTAACACTGAAGGGTAAAATTGTTGAAGTGCAGCAAAAAGCTATTTCCGAAAATTACTCAGCTGCTCAGAAGCAGATTGATCTTGCCAAGGCTCAAGATGAGCTGTCCCAAGCCAATGCAATCTTTGCGCTGGAGCTTGAGGGGAAAATCTCTGAGCAGATGCGCAATCAGGTGAAACTAATCTACGAACAAGCCGACGCAACTGCCCTCCTGGGTGATGAAGTGCGCCGCTATTCAGAGCTTGCATTCGGCGGTCGGTTGCCTGATAGCACGTTTACAACCGGGATGGACCTGATGGGTCGTAACCAGCAGGATTCCAGGATCGGAATAGGTGCCATGGATGGCGTCAACTCCTGGCTCGATTCAGTTGGCACCATGCGCGAATCATTCCAGAGTTTGGCTACTGATGGCATTGGCGGGCTTACGGATGCGCTGACGGAGCTGACCACCACGGGCACGACCAATTTCCGAGAGTTCACCGCTCAGATCCTGCGCGATACCGCCCGGATCATCATTGCCCAGATGGTGCTCAGGCCGCTGCTGGGCGCCATTGGCAGGGCCAGTGGCGGGCAGCGCGATGTTGAACGCACTACCGCCACTGGCCCCGCGCCTCAGTTTGCGGAGGGCGGCATCAGCAGCGGCCCCCGCTCCGGCTATGGGGCCACGCTGCATGGGACGGAAGCGATCGTTCCCCTCTCCCGTGGCCGATCGATCCCGGTCCACCTGATGGGCGGCGGTGGTGGTGGCAGCGCCGGGGCATCCGTCACGGTGAACGTGGATGCGCGCGGCACGTCCGCCAGTGGCGACAACGGCCGAAGCGAGGCCCTGGGCCGTGACCTCTCCCAGGTGATCGATGCCCGCCTGGCCCATCACCGCCGGCCTGGGGGCCTGCTGAGCGCATGACGGCCACCCTGTCCGCGTCGTACGTGCCTGCCGAACCCCTCACGGTGGAGCGCTCCCCCCGCGTCCGCCGGGGCCCCGCAGCTGACCAGCTGGAGCAGGGCGGCACGATCGGCCGCGCTCAGGACCTCCGCATCTGGCCCAGCCTGCGGTTCGTCCTGCTGCCCGCCGAGGGGGTGGCGTTGAATGCGTTCCTGACCGCCCGTGAGGCCGCTGGGGAGCCGTTCTACTGGACCCCAGTCGGCGATACCCAGCGGCTGGTTCGGTGCCGCGAATGGCGGCTGAATATGGCGAGCTGTGATCACCATGAGGTAAGCGCGAAATTCGAGGAGGTGGTAGCGCTGTGACCATTCCCGCGTTCCCCAACTACCCGGCCAACCTGCCGGCAGAGCAGACGATCACCAGCCGGGCACGGCTGACAGAACTGGGCGATGGCCGGATTCAGGAGCGGCGGTGGGGGCTGAATCCAGTCCGGCCAACGTGGGACCTGACGTTTGAGCTGTGGCCTGCTGGCCGTGCGCAGGTGGAGGCGTTCCTTTCGGCCCGTGCGGCTGATGGGCAGCCGTTCAGCTGGACCGCTCCGGGTGCTGCAACGGCGACCGCCTGGCGCTGTGATCAGTGGACGGTGGATCAATTCAATGGCGGTAGGGTGATGCTGCAGGCTAAGTTTAAACGGGTGTTTGAAGTGTCGCCTCCGGAGCTTATTCCCGTGCCATGTGGTGGGAATGTGATCACGATCGTTACACCGCCGACTGATGCAACAATGTGGTATTACCCTGAAGGTGAATATGTAAATAGCTTTAGCCCTGATGGTGCGGCTCCCTCTCCTGCGGATGGGTATTGGATCGGCGAAACGCTTTACGACGCGTGGGACGCAGCATGGACAGCCTCTGGTAGCCCAGCCAACCCAGGTACTGGCAACGCTGCGGAGATTGCAGCCTGGGCGGCCTGGGTTGATGTGTGGGAGACTTATTTCTTTGATTATGTTAATACTTTTGAAACCGACGGAAGCGTAATCCCTGGCTACCGCGATCGATCATCACCTTTTAATTCTTTTAGCGTATCGGCAATCAGCTCTAACGGCTCGCCACTTACCTATCAGTGGCAATTCAGCTATGACAATGGCGCCACATGGGCTAATGTCAGCAACGGCGGCATCTCGGCAACTACCTCCAGCACTGGGGGGCTTTTTGGTATCCCATCAAATCCAGCAACAACAACATGGAGTTGGTCGGGATACACCACTGGGCAATTCACAACCGCCGCCGGCTTTGATCCCTATACCGATTGGACGGATACAACTGTAACTGGCAGCTTCAATACTGTCCCGGTATCACTAACGGCGGCAGTAAGCGGTGCAACAACGTCAACGGTATCGATCTCAAACGTCATCTCCCTTGAGGGATACCTATTTGATCTAATGCCCACAGTTTATGGCCACACCCTGGCGCGGGTAGTCGTCAGCAGTTCCGGCGCCACATCGGTTACCTCAAGCCCTGCCAAGGCGTACCCACGCCCCGACTGATGACCCTGACGACCGCCTATATCGCCGAGCTGGCCAAGCTGGCCCCCTCCGCAATCGTGGAGCTATTCGAGCTGCACCTGTCGGCGGAGTTGCATGGCAGCTGTCAGATCTACCGATTCCATGCTGGCGTGAATGAGCGGACGATCTCGGGCCATGTGGTGTGGGGCGGCGCCTGCTATTACGCCTGGCCGATTGAAGCCGATGGCTTCAGCTGGGAGGGGAAAGGGGTCCTACCTCGGCCCCGGCTGCGGATCGCCAACGGTGGCGGCCTGATCTCCCAGGCGATGCTGGAGGTTCGGGCCATGACCGGCGGGGACCTCACCGGCGCAAAGGTAAGCCGATTGCGCACCCTCCGGCGGTTCCTGGATGCGGTGAATTTCGAGGGCGGCAACGCCACCGCCGACCCCACCGCCAGCGCACCGGCGGAGATTTATTTCATTGATCGGCTGAGCGGTGAGACCACCGACGTGGTTGAGTTCGAGCTGGCCTCAGCGTTTGACCTGGCCGGTGTGCGGGTGCCGAAACGGCAGGTGTTGGCCAGCACCTGCCAGTGGCGCTACCGCCGCTGGACTGGCGCCGTGTGGGACTACACCGGCGTGGATTGCCCCTATGCCGGGGCGGCGTATTTCAACGAGGCGGACGGTGCTGCGGGGAGCGCTGCTCAGGATGTGTGCGGGAAGCGCCTGACCAGCTGCGAAGCCCGGTTCGGCGCCGGAAACGAACTTCCATTCGGTGCATTCCCTGGCGCCGGGACATCATTCGGGACAGCAGGTTGATGATTGATGACGAGGTGATCGCGCTGGCCCGTGCATTCGCCGAGGCCCTGGATCCACACGAAAGTTGCGGCCTGGTGGTGGAGGTATCTGGCCGCCAGAGCTACTGGCCCTGCGCCAACCTCGCCGACGATCCTGAGCAGGATTTCATCCTCAACCCCGCCGACTGGCGGAAGGCGGCCCGGGCCGGCACCATCGTCGCGGTCATCCACTCCCATGCGACGACGCCAGCGGCGCCCAGTCTGGCGGATCGCCTCAGCTGCAATGCCTCCGCCTTGCCGTGGCTGATCATTCAGGCCCGCTCCGGTGAGGTGTGCGAACTGTTGCCGGAGCCTGGCGGCGCGCCATTGATCGGCCGGCCGTGGGTGTGGGGCCTGGCCGACTGCTGGAGC